TCACAGAAGTCGTATGTCCGAAATACGCTGCCAAGCATCAGCAGCGCCAGATGGGGTCTCCTTGCCGCTTACGGAGAGTATTTGCACGACGGCGCTCGAGATTGCGCGAAACGCAAAAACTGCCTTGGGTGACGATCCAAACTGACCTGAGATCACGCCCCAGCCAATCGCGGCAGTCGAGAAGGTCCTCGAATAGACCGCATCATCGGATATCGTCACCAGATCATGCGTTTGACGGCTCACGTCATTTCGTCGCCATGGAAACGGCCAACTGGTGGCTCCGGTGACGTTCGTGAGCCGCGTCCATATCTCATCTCCCGCGTAGAACGTTTGATAGTAGCCGTTCTGAGTTGATCGCGCCGTGACCTCCAGAATGCCAGCGTAGCTCGTTAGCGATGGCCCAGACGGTCCGTTCAGCCAATCGCCGCTGATGGTGTAAGTACCCGGTACGATGATGGTGTTGAAGTCGCCGTCCGTCAGCCCGACGTCGGCGAGTGCCGGTCGCGGCGCCCTGCTTCCACCATTGACTGGACCAAGCTTGCCGAGCAAGTCCATCGTGGTGCCAGAGGCAAGGACATCCTTGCCCTTTATACCCGGCGTTCCGAGACCGAGAGCCTCCAACGTCTCCGCATCGTCAGCGGCCGCGAGGAGCGAACGTGCGAATTCTGACAGATCAGTAAGAGCGGCCGAGTTCTCACCGGAAAAATATGGGAGCTTGTTTGCCTCCGGCGATAGGACCGCAAGCGCGGACATCGCGCCCGACCTCAACTCAGAGAGAATGAGGGCAAGATTGCGGCTGTTGTCGTCGAGCGACTTCAGATAGGCAGTGTCGCGCTGAATCCGGTACTCGTATGTACCGGTTGCACCGGTCCAAACCAGTTCCGCCGTGATCTGATCCTCGGCGTCTACCGAAGCAATCGGCATCGGGTTTCCAGGCGCCTGTACGAACAGGTTTCCGCCGGCGATGAGCGCAGTCTGCCAAGCCGTGCCATTGCCTTGAACCACGGCGCTGCCGTTCGTCAGGGTGACTGTCCCTGTCGAGTAGTAAGAAGTAGCCATTTCGGAGCGTGTCCTTGGAATAGAGTGGAAGCGCAGAACCTCAGCGCTTCCACCAAAGCATTTTCACATTGAAGCTGGCAGTTGGTATGCTGCCGGCGGATTTGTTGATCTGCACCCGATAGGTGTTGGTTCCTCGGACATCGTCGACACCGAGAGCCATGCTATTGACAGACCGACTGCGTTCTTCGTTTTCGCCACCCGTCGAGAACGAGAAAGAGTCGCTGTAGACGACTTCACCCGTCGTAGTGTTGACGAGGCGCATGCGGAATGTGCCCTCACTGTCACTTCCGAGCCTGCCGTTGTAGCTGCCGACAATGTATGCGAGGACGGCGGTGGGGTTCGGGTTCTGGATGTTGAGCGTGCCGATCGTGGTCCATGTGTTGGGAGGGTCAAACGTCCCGATAGTTCCAGACGCGTTGAACTCGCCCTGCGCGGATACAGAGTTGTAATCCAGATTGGTGGTTCCAAAGACCGCGTTGTTGATCACGGCATTGTCGATGTCGGCCCATTCAATATCGACGTTGGTGATCGATGCCCAACTGACCTGCACGTTCTGAAGTTTGAGGACGCCTCCTTCAAACACCAGGGGCAGGAAGCCGGTGGTGCCGTTCGTGACCACGAATTGGTCAGCCATGACAGAGAAACGAGACCGCTGGACGCCGCCGCTTGTGTAGAGTTCGAGGAAGAAGCCGGTTTCCTTGTAGGCTTGTCCGGTCGTGCCTCGGATCAGCACCGCAAACCGTGCATCGACGCCACTTTGGTTGGCAGCGACGGCGAACTTGATCAGGCCTTGCGCGGTGATATCTCCGACGGTAGCCGTGAGGGTCTGGGCGGTCTGCGCGAGTGCGTCTACTTCCGTCGCAACCGACGCCAGTTCCGCCGTCACCGTAGCCTTGTTCTGCTCGAACTCCGCGTCGAGTTCCGTCACCGCCGTTACCGCCGCAGCAACATCACTGACCACGATGGAAATTTCTTCGGTGAAGCTCGCCTTTGCGTCTCCGAGTTCCTTTGAGAGCGACCGCCGCATGACTTCCGTCGTGGCGCCCTGAAGCTGCACATCCGTAAGGAGCCGTTCCAGCAGTGGCCGGGTGTCGTCAAGCTCTTCGAACAGCCTTTCGAAGACGTCGAGCACTTCCTTGTTGAGGTTGTCGAGGTAGACCTCCAGATCGCCACCCCCGCCATCGAGCGAGGTGGCTGTCTTCTCCGGCGACCAGACAGTGACGCGACCCGGCGCGATCGGCTTGTGCCGGAAGGTATATTCCTGCTCGCTGACGATCCCTTCCTGAATGAAGGTAATGGTCTCATCCGCTTCGACCTGGCGACTGAAGACGTTGTCGGGCTCTTCGCTCTTCCACCACTGGAATGTGATGCCGGTGACCGACACATCATCGAACGGCGACCAGGACATCCGGAATGCTGGATAGGTCCGACCATCAGGGCCCACCGTCAGAACCGGAATCGGTAGCCAGTCCGGCAGTTCGTTCAGGTAGACAGGCTCGCCGCTCGGGATCGGAACGACGGGCGGGAGAACGCCCGCACCGGCATAGATATCGCCATCACGCTCCTGGAGCGAGAGAACCACATTGCGCGGTCCGTCACTCGTCAATGCACGGATTGAACGGCTCTGCACGATGTAGACGCGGTTGCCGTAGCGCTCCGAGTTCCAGCGAACCCAGTCCCCTACCCGCACATCCTGGAAGCGCGGCCGCAGAACGATGTCGGCCGTCGCCTCATAGCGGTTCTCGTTGTAGTAGATCGAGGCGAGCTGGTTGGCCTGTCGCTTGGAAGGCACCGTGTCGAAGTCGATCGACATATCGCGCGTGCGACGATCCAATGCCACCTGGCTCGAATTCGTCTGTGTGTCGTAGCCTGCCGGGCTCCACATGTTGGAGGGCTCCGGATAAGTGCCACCAACCGAGTTGACGAGATCGGCCATGGAGCGGCGGCGCTGAAAACGCACCGGCTCGCTCGTCACCAGATCCTGGTCCGTGAAGGTTGCAACAATCGGCTGGTCTGTCCCGATCAATGGCCAGGAGCCGTCGACACTGTCGATGACCATGCCACCGCAAGCCTGCATCAGGGCATCGATGTTATTGCCGTGATCAACGTCGCAATCGAGCAGGATGGAGCAGCGATAGCGCTTCTCACCCGATACAGTCTCATCGCAGATGTTGGCGGCGATCGCATACTTGTCGATCGGCAGGTCTTCCGCGTCCATACCCATGCCGCAGAACAGATCTGGCCGACCGGAGGCATCCTGACCCCAGATGAAGCCTCGCCGGTAGTTGTAATCCACCACAACCGGGTTTTCCGTAAACTCATAGGTCGAGTAGACGCCCCAGCGATGCGAACCGGAGCCACCTGCGGTGCTATCCTTTCGGAAGTCATAAAGACGGGCACCGCGGATCTCGAAAAAGAACTCCGGAAAGCTGTTGAGCTTCTCCTGGTTATAGGTGAGCCGGGCAATCAGGTAGCATTCACCAGGGCCGAGATGCTCTTCGGTCCAGCGGCCTGATGGATTGGCATTGTTCACCAAATCATCATCGGCCGATGTCTGGGTGCCGTCATAGAAGACGAAACTCATCCGCCCTTCGTAATTGCCACCAACGACCGTAAACGTCTTTCCATCGTCGGTTTCGAGGTCGAGCTGCTTGCCTCCCGCCCAGATTTTCGACAACCCGTCGCAAGGGAAATCCGAAAACACATAGAGCTGCTCGAGGTATTTGTTCGATCTGCCATAGGTGTTCACGTAAACATCGTGCCCGGCAATGCCGACATACCCGCAGGCAACCTTGCGGCTGATATTCTCGCCATATTCACGATCGAACTGAGTGCCGGATGCCTGCTTGGCCGCCTTCTTCGCGCTGTTCGTCTGGATCTTGCCAACGACGAAATTGATCCCGGCGCCGATCGCCGCAGTGGCAAGAGCAGCACCGATCGTGCCGGCACCGAAGACGACGCCGGTTATGGCCCCAATGGCCGCTGAGATGAATGGCATCTATCGAACCTGATATGCTCGCTTGACCGCCGTCACCGGCAGGAACTGGAAATCGTAGCCGGTGATTATCTCCACCCGCCTATTCCCTTGCCGCTCGACACGTCCGTAGATGGTGCGCACGGCAAAGCCGGCCGACGTGAAGACACCGCACGAGATGCGGCCCTCGCGCTCGATCACACCGACATCGCCACGTTGTGCCGACAAGGGGGCGACAGGCTCGCCGAGGGCACCCGCGAGAGCCTCCTCCACGGTTTCCTTGTATCCCGCCTTGCGGAAGACCCTGTAGCCTTCTGCCTCAGTTGAATACCCGCGCAGGTGCGACAAGACAGTCTCGCCGGTAACCGCCTCGATCGCATCGAGAGCCATGATCCAGCAGTCGGACCTGCCCCACTCACCGGGCAGCGCCTGATGCTTCGCCACAACCGCGTTGAGGCGCTTCTCCCACTCAGGATGTCTCATCGGAATGCCTTGGCTATCGAACAAACTTCTTGAAGGGATCGCCCAGACTGACGCCGCCTCGCTTGGAGGGCGTAGCATTGCTGTCCTTGCGACCCCAGTAGACTTCGACGCGCCCCGCCTTGCCGGCGTGTTCGAAGAACTTGTCCCCCGGAGCCCGTCGGCGCTGGTCTGCTGTCGATCGAACCCTGCCGTTCTTGCGGCTGTAGTCGAGCTGCCGCCCCTCGCACTGTGCCGTAAGGGTATAGCCGTGATCCGGATCCATCGAGTGCTCGATGACGTCGAGGTAACCGCGGGCGACCGTCTCGACCTGGAGCAGCTCGCCAGTGTCTGGATGGAAATGGGCATCCATCACCCTGACGGGACGATCCCGATAGTCTTCGCTCTCGATCTGTAGGAGAACGTCCGGCGTCAGCCCGTCATCGGGACTTTCTGCCAGTGTCAGCGTAAACCCGCCCTCGGCGGTTGTTCCCGAGCCGCCGCCGAGGTCAGACACCTCAATCAGGCCGAACGGCTTGTATTCCACCCCCTGCCATGTGAGCGGCTCGCTGCGGGCGATGAAGCCATAGATGCCGGAACCGAACTGAAAACGGATCATCTGGCGCGTGGAAATGCGGCCCTCATCGTAGAGGGCGCGGACTTCTGCAGAAAGGCTCATCGCAGCACCTGATAGGCATCGAAACTAGCAGGAGTAAGATCGGCAGTTTCGGAGAGGCTCCAGCTTTTCCAGTCAATGACGAAAAGTGCTCGCGGACGCCAAAGACGCGCCACCGCACCTGATGAGAAGTAGCTTGCGTGCGGGAACGGCGTCACCGTCAGGCTTATGACCCCGGAGCTATTCGCCGTCGCCGGGTTGAGCACCTTGTAATAGCCATATCGGCTATTCTGCTCTATCCCCACCCTGTCATCAGGCAGAGCCTGATAGCCGGACGGAATGCCGGAAATCGTCAGGGCGCCAGCAGTTCCCAGGGAACTGACGATGCCGGCGCCCGACCAACCCGAAAATATCTCAGCGGCTGATTTCGCATAGCGGTAGGCGAGCGGCGCCGCTCGGGCAATGTCATAGGTCCGGATTCTGTTTAGACCGCCCCGTAGGGAATCCTTCCAAGCGCTCCATGTCTGCTTCTGCGGCCGATCAAGGCCCCAAGTCTCGACGTGAACTTTCCACACCGGGTCACTTACTTGGGTTAGGTTGAATGACATGCCACGACCGAACGGCGAGGATGTCACGCCGTCCAAAAGATTGAATGTGCATTCTACGAGCTTGGAAGATGGCAGATCAAAAACGGCCATCAGATCTTTCTCCGCTTCTGAGCGTCCCGGACACCATCGACAATCTTCCCAGGCAGTTCCTTCCGGAGGTTCTCCAACTCTCGACGCACACGCGCGAGCTCGACGGCATCTGCTCCGGTGGCGTCGATGTTAATCGGAACAGATACACTCACATCCCCGGGGCCCGATTGCTGGCCGCTGCCGTTCTGGTTGGCAGCACTCAAGATCCGATGATTGGGAATGACCTCTTCGCCGCCCTTGAAGCGCACGAGTTCCGGCCCCTTCTCGCCAACCCAGGCAAGGCCAGGACGTGCGGCAGGCGTTCCTGCTGCGTAGAGGCCTATGCCCGGCTTTGAAAGGAAACCGCCGGTCCCGCTGCCCCCAAATAGACTGCCGAGGAAGCCAAAGAGACTGCCTCCGCCGCTTGAGCCGGCGCTGTTGACTTGGAACAGCGCGTCTAGGACGTCGTCGAGCAGTTTGTCCGTAATCCGATCTAAGACGCCGAGTGCGGCATCGCCGAAGGATTTCCAGACGCTTTCACCATTCTTGAGCCCGTCGCGGAAGTCATCGAGGAACCCACGCGTGGTATCCTTCGCGAATTCCATCTGCTCCTTGATGGCTTTCGTGCCGACTTCCAGTGAAGCCATCCGCTCTGCAAGACCGGAGAGCTCTGCCCGCTGGGAAGCTGTAAGGGTTATGCCGCGCTGCTGGGCCTGATTGAGCGAGTCCGTTTCATATCGCAGCTTTGCCGAAGCCTGCTCAGTCAGTCCGAGGGCCTCTCGCTCAGCCTGTAGGGAGGAGATGCGGCGGTTCGCGCCATTGACGATGTCATCGTACCTTTCGCCTTCGGTCTTGCCGCGCGAGCTCTTTGCCTTCCCGTCTGTCGTTTCCAGCCACATGGCCAGTTCCTTGAGCTTCTCGGATACAGCAGATGCTCCCCGGCTAATTCCCTCTCCGAACTCACCGAGGTAATCGCGGCTGAGTGCGTCCTGCACTGCTCTATTGCGAGCGTCGATCGCGCCGCCGAGGTCACCAAAACCGCCGTCCCAAGGAGCAATGACGTCGCCAACATCGCCGATGGTTTTCATCTGAAGAGATTCCGGAAGAGCGCTATTGGCGTAACTGATCAGGGCATCAATGCCGGTGGCCGCCTGCTTGACCATCTCATTAACGCCCCGGATCACAGCATTGACGGCACCTTCGATGGCTTTGCCGATGATGTTCCCAAAGTTGTTCCATACGAACTTGATGTCTTCGTAGGCAGCCACGAATGACCCGATGACGAGGTTTGCACCACGCTTTGCGTTCGCAACAATGTCTCTCCCGAAGATGTTGGCCAGCTCATCCCTGAAGATGATTGCGGCGGCGACAGCCGCTGTGATGCCCGCAATGAATGCAAGTGCTGGGTTTGCGAGCGCGAAGGCGACAGTCAGCATTCCAAGCTGCGTGACCAACCGACCGAGCCAGGCAATCAAGCCGATGACTCCACCGATGATCGTTGGCGCGTACAGCAAAGCCAACGCAGCCGCCACAGCAACCGCATAAGGAGCTATCTCATCAAGGATGTCGGCGAGTCCGCGAAGGGCAGAGGCGGCAAGCTTGGGCCAATCAACCATCTGAAGACCAGCAGCAACAAGCGCAACGAAGCCGATCGTGACGAGCGAGAGCGGAGACAGCAACGAAAGGAATGCACTTCCGAGCGCCCGAACCGGGTTCTCCATCGTACTCATAACGCCGACAAGCTGCGTACCCTGCTGGAGCGCGATCTGCAGCGGGCTCATAGCCATCGCAGCCGAGACGGCGACGTCCTGAAACTGCGCAGCGATGTTCGCAACGTTGGCGCGATTGCCGGCTCCCCGCGCATTCTGGTTGCCCGCGCGGTTCATCATTTCAATCTGCTTCGATGCATAAGCCGCAGCAGCGCCCTCGCGAGCGTATGCCTGCGCGGCCGACGAAGCCGCACCGCTGGCGCCCCTATTCGCTGCGGCCAATCCTTCTGTTGAGGCGCCAGCTCGAGCGGCAGCGCCGGAGAGATTGTTCAGGCCATCCGTATTCTCCTTGATCCTGCGGTTAGTCACCTCGATGCCGAGCTTTGCGACGTCCATGCTCTTTACCTTTCGGGCGAACGGAAGCATCGGCCCGGCTTTTACCCGGGAGGAGTCGATGCGCTCAATTTTGATTTTGTTGCTAACATCTGGAGCGGTCTGGGCTGACGACAAAGGGAAGGCCGTGCAGACCGCCGCTTTCTGCATTCGACAGCTTTCCACTGCCAGAGAGTGATCTCATCGGAGCCTGATTATCAGCAGGCAATCACTACCGGAAAATTGAACCTGGTACGGGCCTACTACTCAGAGAAGGAGGCAATAGACGTAATTGCCTCGATCACCTCGAAATCGGATTAAACACCGGACCCAGACGGCAAACTCACCGAAGGGCTTTGCCGCGATATGCTAAAGCGCCTGAAACCGACGAAATGAAAAGCCCAAAACGGGCTAAACAATCAGATGGAACAATTCAACGCGCTGTTGATTTATACACACCGGATGTGTATATCTATGGCATGAAGAGCGGCGACATTATCTCGGCATTGAAAGCAGATGGTTGGTACGAAGTAGCCACCAAAGGTAGCCACGTTCAATTCAAACACCCTGAAAAATCAGGTCGAGTGACTGTCCCTCACCCAAAGCGGGATATCCCGATCGGGACGCTAAAGAGCATAGAACAGCAATCCGGCATGAAAATGAGGTGAAACCCATGCGCAACTATATCGGACTTATCCATAAGGACGCTGATAGCGACTACGGCGTTTCCTTTCCTGATTTTCCTGGCGTCGTCACCGCCGGCACCGATCTGGATGACGCTCGCCGTATGGCTGAGGAAGCGTTGGCTCTTCACGTCGAAGGTATGATCGAGGATGGCGAAGCCATTCCAGAACCTTCAAGCCTTGAAACTGTCATGGCTGATTCAGACAATAAGGACGGAGTCGCAGTCCTCATCCCGCTCAAGGCCGAAAGCAAGAAGTCTGTCCGCCTCAACATCACTCTGCCTGAGGAGGTATTGAAGGAGATCGATGCCTTCGCAGAAGCGCATGGCTTTACGAGATCCGGGTTCCTCGCCCTCGCGGCGAAACGCGAAATCAGCTCCGCAAACGATCAGAACGAGGGGAATGCGCGAGGATACGCCCTCTCAGCGTGAACAGTGACCCGAGGTAACCCCTCGGGTTTTTCATTTGCGCGATCACCCGCTCTCGCGCTCTCTGATAGCTTCTGCCTCCCGATCGATTTCCACACAATACCGGCAGTCCATCGCGCGGAGAACCGATATTTCCTCCCGCCTCAGGATGTTGCCTGTGATCTGCAGCCAAGCCAACAGTTCGGCATTCGAGACAGGATTGGCGCCATTGAAGCCGGACGCCTGCCCTGCCCTGATCTCCCAGAACCAGTCCCAGAGGAAGGCGCCGGCATCCGGAACGTCAGCCTCTGGGCTGTCAGTACAGAAGCTTTCGTTCCTTTCGCGCCGGGTCTCGCCTTCCTTGTCCTTGATGCAGTCGTACCGGGCAACGACTGCTACGGCTTCACAGAGCCTTTCTCCGAGCTCTTCGTAAAATTTGCGCGGTCCTCGGAGGCTGCTGCGACCTGGTCGTAAATCCAGCCCGCTTCGGAAACCACTTCACGCGCAGCCTCAAAGGAAAGCTCTGGCTTCGAACCCTTCCAGTTGTGATCACCCCAGTCCCAGGACGCAATGGAAGCCGCTGCCCGGTCGAGATATTCCGCCTCGACTTTATCCGTCGTCAGTTTCTTCTTCCGGCTGGAGAGGAACTTGTCGGAGTGCTGCCGCACCACCTTCTTGACGGCATCACTTTCGGATGACCGGATCGTGAGGCGTATGCCGAGCGGCTCCTCGCTCTTCGGATCGACAAGGTTGAGCTCGAAAAGGTCTTCCGAGTTGACGAGTTGGGAGATGTCCATGGTGCCCTCTTACGGCGTGGTGTCTTCAGGATTGACGCGGATGGGAAGTTGATTGAGCCCGATCGTGTAGCGGGCCAACTCGAAATCATCGGAGCCACCGCCGGGATAAAGCGGGCCAGACACGACGCCGCGGCTGTAAAGGATCGTGTTCGACCAGCCCTCTTGCGGCTTGTCGTTCCGCTCGATCTTGATTGCGATGTTGTTCTGGTTGAGAGGATCGCCAAAGGTCCGGAGGATGGTCTGGCCAGCGTCATCTGCGATGTCAGCAACCTCGATCTGCGGGTCGCCAGCATTCGCCGTACCCTTCTGCTTCTGCGTCACAGCCTCATCCAGCGTGTTGTAACTGTTCATCGTGGAGTCGGCGCCAAAGTCTCCGATATTGCCGACCTTACCCACCTGGACCCAGGTCAGTCCCTCGAATGCCGTTTGGGTCACGTCGCTGTTCTGGGGATCGGCACAGACAAAGACCTTGCTGCCCTTCTTCGTTGATTTGTTCGCCATGGCTCATGTCTCCGATTCGAAGGCGATGTACGGGATGGAGACGGGAACCCTCATGCGGTCCACGTCTTTGAGTGGGCTTGCTGCCCAAGGCTCGCTGCTGATCGTGATCTTCACGCCAGTGGCGAATAAAGTCTGGTTCTTGAAGCGCTCGATGATCTGACCGGCGACGTCGAGGGCTTCGGTGAGCCCGATGCCAAGCGGCCACATCACCGACACCTGCATGATCCCCCGCTTCTGCTGCGGGTCGTCACCGATTGTGATCTGCCGGGTTTGGTTGGGCAGGAATGTGAGCTCGATGAACTTGCCGGGTTTCGCCTGGCCGGCGGCGGGGAACGTGACGTTCGGACCGGCGATCGGCAGGATGTTCGGCATGGTGCGCAAATGCGTTGCCAGCGCACTGAAGATGATTGCCTCTGTTCCCGTCGCCATGTACCGATTGCCCATGTCTGAAAAGCCGCCACTCACCGACAGCGAAGTTTACGAGCGCCTGCATCAGGCATTTCTCGGATTGTTAGGTGCCAGCGGCGAGACGAAGCATGGGGACACGGCTATACGAACCGCCCGCCATATCCTGACGACGCTTCAAGCCGCACTGCTCAAGAAGATGGACGCTACAGCCCAAGGCGACGCTTCAGATCAGCAGCCTTTCGATCCACGATGATGGGCCAATTCTGAGCCGCTATGCGGACGAATGCGTCTGGCGGCTGTCCATTGGCTCCATATTCGCGATAGGCAGCATACGAAGCCGTGTAGCCGAAGTAGAGCGTGTCCCCGATGTCCGCGCCGGCAATCACCGCTTCGATCTGAGCGAAGTCCGGCGAATAGCTTTCGCCTTCCACTGGATTCGCGTTTGCTTTGATAGTTGGCATCATTGTGGTCGAAGCCATCAGCGAGGCGCGGAGGAAGCCGGTGTCCACTCGGATGCGCCCGCCCTGCCCGGTCGGCTTCTGCATCTCCTCGACTACTTCTTGCGCTGCTTCCTTAAAAATGACCTCGAACGCGCCTTCCACCTTGTCGGCCCAGGCGGCAACGGAGGCAGAGAACGAAAGCTTCGCCATCAGACAACCTCGGCGCGATACCGCCGCACGAGAGGCCCGGCGTAATTGATCTTGTATTGCAGCCGGCACCGGCAGCCGGATATCTCGCTAATCGGCGCCTGCGGGTCGCCTGGGTAGCGCAACAGAGCACCGGACCGGCTTTGGAACGCCTCATCCACTCCCACGCTCTTGCCGTTCAGCACGCGGTGGGTATGGCGCACGCGATTATCGCCAGCCGATCGCCAAATCTTCGTCACGTCCTGGGCTTCGATCTTTCCGGCGGCGATCTGCTGCCGAATGGCATTGTCCCGCGCCGAGCTGAGCGCCATCATGGTTTCGGTGCGAGCGAGCATTTCACCGCGGAGCATCAGGTTCCGGTCGTTCAGCCGAGCGATGATCTTCTGCAGCATGTCCGGGGAGACCGGTCGCTCGTCTCCGATGGCGGCCAACACAGTCCGGTCAAAGCGCCGGTCCCGCGTCTTCAGCTCCAGGTACTGCCGCATCAGCTTCGGGTCGCCGGAGGAAAGGTTCACCCTCGCCCGCTCGATGAACTCGATCTGATGGGCCGTAAGCCCTATGACACCGCCTTCTCTCCGACTGGTGACACGGTTCTGCCTGCCAATGACATCGAGGGCCGTCGTGCGCGGGTTCAAACCTCGGGCAAGCCCTTGCTCCAGTGCAGATCGGATGCCCTGCCGCTGATCCTTGGTGATGTGCGTCACCATCGTGGAGGAGAGGTCTCGAAGGATACGCTCTGCCTCCGGATTTCGGACGCCGAAGCGCCAAACGACGCGGGCACCGTCCGGCCCCTTCGTCGGAAGCTCCTCGACAAAGTTGATGCCGCCGGCGTTGAAGGCCTCCTGAAGTGCAATCTCCAAGGTGGAGAAGGCCTCCCGGTCAAGCTCCATAGCTTCGACAGCGCCGAGTATGTCGCCGCGCTCCAGGCGCTCGATCACTCTAGCGAGAACGATGCTCGACTTGATGGCTTCGATGCTCCCGCGGAATGCGGCTGCAAGCTTTGGCTCGTAGAGGTCGAGCAGTTCATCGAAGGTCATGTCAGCTTTCCTAACGCTCGCAATGTACGTACAAAAATAATTTTCGTACGCACAAATAACCTTTGCCTTCGACCTCATTTATCGTACATACATTTTATGAAGATCATTTGGGACGAACCGAAGCGCGAAACAAACGTTGCCAAGCACGGCATGGACTTCGCTGACCTAACGCTTGAGTTCTTCCTAACTGCTCGCATTGAGGCAAGCCGTGAAGGACGCTTTCTTGCCATCGGCCAGATCAACGGCGAAATCATCATCGCCGTAATCTTTCGCCCCCTCGGCTCTGAAGCGCTTTCAGTCATCTCGATGAGGCGAGCAAGCTCAACGGAAAGGAGCCGGATTAATGGCTAATAAGTGGCCCAGTTTTGTTACCAAGGACCTCGGCAATACCCCTGACGACGATGCCGAGATGCAGCGCCGATGGGAAAACTATAACCGAGAAATGAAGGCATTGATCGCGGCCGGCGGGGTCCACCAGGACGCCGACGGATGGTGGGTTGACGACAAGACAGGCGAATTGATCGGACCCGATCCTGAGATAGAACGTCCCACCACCGACGACGAGTTAAGGCAAGCAAAGCCGTTTCGCGAGGTTTTCCCCGATCTAGCCGCGAGCATCGATCGGGAGCTTGCCAAGCGAGGGCGCCCCAAGGCGGAACAGACGAAACAGCCCGTAACGATCCGGCTCGACCCTGACATCGTGGATCACTACAAGGCCACCGGCAAAGGCTGGCAATCTCGCATGAACGATGATCTCAGGAAGATGGCAGGCCTCTAAGCAATCCTTCCCTGAACGATGAGGACAACGTTCGTGATGCCGTCGTAGTTGTTCGGATCAGCGTTGATGATGCGGAACGTGTTGCCGTGGACCTGCACGAGGTCCCCCGGCTTGGGCTCGATCGCAAGGCCGGCAGACGAGATGTAAATCTGCGTATCCCCCGCGAGGATCACGGTGCCGTCGATCTCGTGCGCCTGGTAGGCCATCGGCACGAGCGTGGCGGGGTATGAGGTTTCGGTTGGCTCCCCGCCTTCGACAGTATCAGGAGCGCTGATGCGCGTAACCGTGCCCGCTTGGCCGTAGGATTTGATCAGACGGTGCGCAGTCGCCTGCAGGCGGGCGTAGACGGGGTTAGGCATCAAACCACCATGATGCCCGGGAGGACCGGCATCAGGAACGGCCAGAGCAGTCCTTCGATTGCCGTCACCACCGGCGTTGCAAGCGCCACGACATCGTCGATGTCTGTTGACGTTGAGCTTGAATACTCCACCTCAAGCTGTCCCACCTTCTCGCGTTTCACCGTTGAGGAGCCTGTCACCACCGGTGACAAGCTGCCGGGATTGGTGAGCTCGAGGAATGCAGCCTCGTAGGAAGCGTTGACGATCGCGGCCGGGATATCGGTTTCGCCGATCGCCTCTCCCCACTGTGTGACGGCGCCGGTACGTGGCCATGCACGCTCTTGGGAGAAGCCGGTCGTTCTGCGGCCGGTGAAGCGGGGTTCGTACCGATCGATCACCAGAGCGCCCCGCTGACGTGCCGCGGCAATCTGGGCATCGTTCGTTCCCTCAGGGATCACATAGCCAGCAGCAGCCCAGTAATCCTGTGCAGCTTCGTTCGTACCATAGCCGGCCATGTCTGTTTCTCCTGGAGGAAGTGACCCCGGCAGTTGCCCGCCGGGGCCATGATTATTTTGCGAGGAGCTGTTCCTGCTCGACCTGGCTCATGGCCTTGAAGGCTTCGGCATCATCGGAACGCATCTTGTTACCGACCTGCTCGCCTCTCAGATCAAACGCCGCATACCAGCCGGGTGAGGTTTCCCTGACCTCGAACGGTCCGCTCGGTCCTCCCGCGCCGCCACCGGAGGCTGCCTCCTCCTTCAACCTCTCTATCTCGGCGTCCCGTTCTGCTACCAAATTGGCCAGCCGCTCAATCTCGGCGTCTTTCGCTTCGATCTGCTGGCGCAACTGGTCGACTTCATTTGGCGGGATTTCTAATGCCGCCAAGCTTATGGCCGCTAGCGGTGCTTCCGACGGTGTTCCCGTGATCTCTAGGAATTTGAGGCGAGCGGCAAGTTTTGCCTGGACCTCATTCAGATCAAGATCTCTGGTTTCGCCCGGTTTGATGAAAGCGACGCCGCGGAGCGTTTGCACGCCCTGAGGTGCTTTGCTGTTGTTGGTGACCTTCATGGATCAGTTCTCCTCTCAGGCCGGCGGCGCGGTGATTTCGTCACCGTATGCCATGGCCCCCGGCAGCCGGATTTCGGTACCGCCGGTACGGGCGATTACGCCCTGCTCGAAGCCCATGATGGACTTCTGGCGGGGCTGGAGGACGCGACGGGGCATAGGAAGATGGAAGCGAAGGACTTCCTCGTCCCGGCGATACGCCACCATGCGGCCGCCGCCGTCCTGCGATGCCGTTGCCAGTTCGCGAAGCGGCTGGATATCGAGCTGCTGGCCTGTTTCCGCCGTGTAGACGTTGTTCTTCCGGAGGTAGTCGAGAAGGTTCAGCACGCCGTCACCTGCTCCGAGGCGGCGGTTGTTGAGCAGACGGAAAGCTTCCGGTGGAAGCCTAAGGCTGTCGGCCCATTCGACCTCCAGGGTATTGTCGCGGATGCTGCCGAGCAGATCGTTGATGTCTTGGAGGATCTGATCATTGGTCTTGGCAGACCAGTAGGTAGAAGAACCGCTGCCAGTGGCTGCGACGTCGACGCGAGCCACGGACGGGCTGTTGATGAGCCCGGTCCAGTTCTTCTCGGTCGAGCCGACCATTGCGATGGAGTTCAGCAGACGCTCGATCGACTGCGACGAACTCATGGCCTTCACGTCATTCAGCGGAATGCCATAAAGGGCGGCCTGGTTGACCTCCTCGAGGTTCCATTCCCAGCCGGCGCCGATCATCGCAAAGTCATGCGCCGCCTGGTCGCGGGTGGCAGAGCTGAACGGCAGGTCATTCGCAGCGCCGGAGATGAACTTGGCCTCGCCGGCGATGTCTACGGTGAAGAACATGGTGCCAATCGACCATGCGTTCCCCTCGGTAACTACGGGAACGTGTGCCCCGTAGTTGAAGGTCGGATAACGCCGCTGATAAATGCGGGCCTCGATATTGCGCCCCTGCGAGATCACGAAGGGGAATGCAGCCTGCGCGTCCGCGAAAGGCTGACGAATGATCTGGTTCATGGTGCTTGATCCTTTCGTGATCGGTTAGGCGGCGGGTGCCGGCGTCATCGGTCGGAGACGGACGGAGATTTCGACGATGTCGCCGTTGGCGCCGGAGCTTTCGAAGAACGAATCCGGCAGCGGGCCGATGATGTTCGTGCCCGCCGCGGCGACGTACCGTTTGGTGGAGGTGTTGTAGAAAACCTCCCCGCCATCGGTGACAGCACCGCCGGCAGTGACATACATCGTGCCCATGGTCATGAAGGCGCCGGTGAAATACTGCGGATAGCCATCCACGAGAGTGGAACCTGCAGCAACCGGCGGGACAGCCGGGTTGAGCACTGCGATGCCCAGGAAGTCACCGGAGGACATGGCAGCAACGCCATGATCGCCAGCACCGCGCTGGACCGGCGTGCCGAAGGAGATGCCAGCAGCATCCTCCACCGTGCGGCTGATCTTGTTGCACTTCTCCTCGGACGCGATCTGGCCGTGCAGACCCTTTGGAGGAGCGTTGGTGTAGGTGGTCTGGTAAGTCGCCATCGAGCGTCCTCCTTAGTTGACCGTTGCGGAAGTCTTGCCGGCCTTCATGTCGGCGATCATTTGCGTGTAAGCGTCGGTAGCTCCCTTGTCGGCGTCACCCGTCGTTGTGAGGCCGTCGCGAACCACGTTGGCGAAGGGGTCCATGTCGGTGGTCTTCTTGGCCTCTTCGGCCAGGATGTCGAAACGAGCATCGATATAGGCCTGGGCCTTATCCTTCACCGCGGCATCGCCGAGCTTGGCGACGACGGTAGCCTTGCGAATCTCGGCGTCGGTCATTCCCTCGGTCTTCACATCTTTGGCTATGGCCTTTGCCGTTGCGAGAAGATCGGCGCGATCGGCGACGAGCTTGTCCAGCGCGGGGCCATCGACGATCTTGCCCTTCAGGGCATCGATCTCCGCATCCTTCTTGGCAAGGTCGGCATCCTTCGTGGCAAGCGCCTTGTCCTTTTCATCGATCGCCGCGGCGTGGAGCTTTTCGACGTCGGTAAGCTTGGCCTGGTGTGCCGTCTCTGCATCGACGAGTTTCTTCCCGGCATCGACAAGCCGCGTCTGCAGCGTGGCGATGACAGTGGCGCCCTGGTCGGTCACCTCGACCGGGATTCCATCGACGGTTACCGTCTTCAGGGTCATGTCCTTCTCCTTTGGTTGGGACTTGTCTCCAATTTTCAAATGCGAACCGCCTCTGGCTGCGGAGACTACCGCCAGGTGATTCATCCTGAGATGCGTCTGGATTGCGTCGTACTGCTCGCCTGAGGGCGTGACGCCGTCCTGAAACTTGAGCTCGGTCGAGTAGCCCATGGAGAGCTCGCGCTTGCCGCCCTCGGCCTTGGCGATGGCGCTCTTGTCCATGAGGACCAGAGGCACGCGGACGAACTCGCCATCCCGTGCCACTTCGCCGCCAGTCTGGCCAACAGAGTGCTGCTTCCAGTTCTCAGCAGTGACCTGCTCGGACGGGTGATCGTCAGTCACCGGCCGGTAGGCGTAGGAGTGCATCGCGTCCTTGGCGAAGACCTCTTCCTCCGGCCGGTAGACGCGCACCACTGCCTTGTCGCGGAGGCCGTGCGTGTTCTCGGGGTCGACCTCCGGCCCGGTGTAAAGCTGGATGCCTGTACGGGCCACGCGGGCGTCGGCAACGAGGTATCCATCCTGGGTACGGCGGAGGCCGTCCAGGGTCACAGTGTCGAAGAGTTGCATGGGAAATGCCTCGTAAGAGTTCAGCTGATTGAGGCGCAACGAGAACGGCTGGAGATGGATAGTTCAGAAGCCACTAAAACAGCAGGTGCCGTGCTATTAACCATGCCGGCTCGCCTTGCGTTGCTCGAAATAAGGCACGCGCTAGCTCCCGCTTCATGACTGAAAGAAGCTTTGCGCATTGCCACAATGTCCCCCCCGACGCGTTGCCCAAACTCTTAAGCGCTTACAAGCGGATAGCAGCAGCACGGGGTCTCATCCCAGACACCGGGAAAGCGGCCAATCTGGCCACGGACTTGGTCAACCTCTACCTTGAGCATCCCAAATCATTGAGCAAGTTCGTAATGCTCTATACCCAGTCTCCGCACCGATGAGCTTCACTCCTCGCTGACGCCCGATTTCCAGTCGTCGTTTACTTCCTCGAACACCTCCGGCCCGAGTTCGATCTTGCCGCGGTACGGCTCGACCTTGTCGATAGCCACGCCGCCGGGCTCATAGGTGATCGTGATGTGCGGGGCATACTCTGGGTAGCTAGTCTCGGCGCCGATGCGCTTCAGTTCCTCATGGCGCCACGACAGGGCCGACGAGGAGAACTCCAGCACGATCGCACCTCCGTCGAAGCGAGACACGACGCGCGGGCCACCCGGCGGGATGATAAGCGTGCCATCCTCGTTCCAGAAGTCCTGGCCGGCCTTCATCCAATCGACCGGCGTGCGGGAAAAGATCACCGTCACGTGGAGGTCATCTGCCGGCAGTGTGGTCGAGAACCCCTGCCCCTTGGCCCATGCGATGATATCGGCCGCGTTGAGCACGTCCCTACGGACATACAGCGATCGTGGAGCGGCATCGTTGGCTGCACGCTGCATCCGGGCCGGCTGCGGGGCTGTCGCTGCCTGCGCGGCTGCTGCGGCGGCAAGCTCCTCCTCGGAGGGCTCCTGCTCGCTTAGTTTACCATATTCCTCGATCGCTGCGTCAAGGCCCGGCAGCACGCCATCCTCAACGAGGCGATTGACCAAGGCATCGGAAACAGCCTCCCTCGGCACGATCTCCTGCCCGGTCCCTGTGCCAACAAGCTGACGAGCTGCATCCGCCGTGGTCTTGAAGATGTCGGCCCGCTCCTTCTCGCTCATCTGCTTGAGAGGGGCCCACCTGTAATAGACGTCTGGGTCAACCACACCGGCGGAGCGCTCAATGCATTCGTCGAGGCGGCGCATGGCCGGCTGCATCTCCAGTTCCTGCATCGACTGGATGCGGTCGTGGTAGTTGTTCATGTCGGATTCGCCGGTGGCATTCATTCCGGCCGGCGACTGCCCCAGGAGGCGCGTCACGGGAATATCAGCGGCGCCCGAGACGATCTGCATGAACGCCATGAGCACATCCGTCAGGCCGGCAAGCTGAGCGCTTTTGCTGTCATATTCCTCCTCGGCGTCGAGGATCAGCGTGCCATTGATCCCTTTGATGGTATTCGCCAATGAATAGCGCCGAAGCACCGCGTCCTCGTATGCCGAGTTGCCGATGTTCGCCGAGAAGTTCGGAACCTTGACGACGTCTACCTTGGCCTCAAAGATCAGCGAAGCGATGTTGCCAGCCGTGCTGTCGGCGTTCTTGATCGCGTCGAGCGTCGATTGCAGGACGCTATCACCCCAGCCCTGATATGGATTGCCCGTGATCTCGTCATCTGCCGGCATCGCTCCGGTAAAGAGCACCAGGCGCGAGGGATGGATGCCCATCTGCAGGCCGTTTGCTCCGCTGAGCCTGTAGGAAGCGGGCCGCCCGTACCATTCCGATTCCGGATTGCGGTCGATCTCGCCAGCAGCCAACTGGCGGCGCGTCATGACATTCAGATAGCGTATGCCGCCCTTGCCGATGCGTTCCACCTCTAGCGGCTGCATCGGGTCGCTGTCACCGGTGCCTATATAGACCGCGGCGCCACCAAACAGCCTGCCCTTCTTCGCCGCCTCGAGTATCTTACCCTTGATGTTCAGGCGCCTCTCTTCCTCCTCGATTGCCTCGATCTGCGGCTTCTTCGCCTGCCAGTCGCGCCACTTACGGCAAGCGTCCAGCGCCGGGATGTCCACGATCTTCCGCGGCAGCCATGACGTGCTGTATGCCGCGATCAGCTGCTCATCGGACAGGATCGTGCGGGCATAGAACGTCGTCGCTGCTTTGTCCCGATCGGTGCCCATGCGGGACGCAAGGCTCATCAGCCCATCCCTGAGCATGGAGACGACATTTTCCATCAGGATCCTCAGAAGTTGTCGAATGTGAATGACGAGCCGAGCGCCAGCTCATTGAGAGCATCGGCGAAGGCGTCCACCTGGTCATCAAACTGACCGTTTGGGAACGAGCACACCTCGTCTAGAAAGGCCTTGTTCCAATCCCCCCGCACGAGCTTGACGTTGCCGGCCTCTGCCTGGGCGGACGCTGGTGTTGCTCGGGTGGCTTTGTCACCTGTCGGGGGTACGGCTTTCACCGCATATCCAGCCAGCAGCTTGATCTTCGTCTCGGCGTCTGCCTTGCCGGCGGCACCGGGATCTTGCGGCATGCGGATTGAGACCGACGCCCCGTCCTGCGATGCCTTGTTCTTCAAGGTCTTCTCGACCTCGGCGGGAGACCAGCGACCGCGCTCCACGTCCTCGATGTAGAAGGCGCCCTTGTGCCAGGCCATCCTAAGGCCGACGGTCCAGTCCGGCTGTTTGCCGGGCTTCTCCTTCGACGCTGCAAAGTCCCATGCCCTCACCCGCTTGGCTCCGGCCGGTACAGCATCGACGACCTCGAAGTCGCCACGCTGGAACATGCCGCCAGAGCGAGGTGCTGGGCGCTGCTGATACTGTCCGGCATAGGCATAGCTACCCATGTCGCGTTTGAGCTTCTTGACGGCTTCCTGCGGGAACCTGACAGGGTCGAGGAGTTCTCCCTCCTCCTTGCGAGGATCAGAGAAACCAATCTCGGTCGAGCAAGCCCGCTCCGGCTCGAACTCCATAGGCAGCATGAGGTGGACGTATTCCATCCCGACCTCATGGATCACGCCGGAGACGTCCTCTTCGTGCAGGCGCTGCATGATGACGACGATCGCCGACCGCTCCTGGTCGTTCAATCGGTTCTGCGCACCCTCGCGGAACTTGCGGGTGGTTGCCAATCGATCTGCAGCGGATTCCGCCGTCTCGGTCGAGTGCGGATCGTCGATAACCAGCCTGTCACCGCGCTGGGACGTCAGCGATCCGAATGGCACGCCCTCGCGCGTCCCGGTCTTCGTGTTCGAGAACGATGTCTCGCCGGTACGGTTGAGCTCTACCTCGGGCCATAGCGACCGATACCAGTCCGACAGCATCAGGTCGCGGCACTTACGGGTGTCGCGTTTGACGGGCCCATCGTTAAACGACGTGGTCAGGTAGCGCATAGACGGGAGACCACGCGGCCCCCATTCCCAAGCCTGCCACATGACCGAGACGAGGAGTGACTTGGACGAGCCTGGTGGGACGTTGATCAGTAGCCGGTTGATCCGGCCGTCGGTCACTGCCTCCAGGTGGACGCAGATCGCATCGATATGCCAGCCATGGGTATATTTCGCCGTAGGCTCCAGCACATGCCACGCCTCACGAACGAAACCAGCCAGGGTTTGGCAGCGCGCCCGTATACGCTCCGCATCCTTGGCAATGGCTTCACGCTCAGCCTCAGCCTTCCGCCTCGCCCTCTCCGCCCGGATAGCCTTCATCATCTCCGCCGGCGCCGGCAAGCGGGCCAAAGATGGCTTCGAGTGCATTGAGCTGCTCTTCCGTCATGTTGGTGAGGTCGACAGTCTGGATTGGGCCGCCACCGGGACCGCTGATGCCCTGCGTTACCTTGCCATCGAGACGATCAGCAATTTCCTTTATTGCCGGCACTTCACCCATCTCCAGCAGCTTCCGAGCGTTCCACCTGAGGGAACCCTTCTTGGCAACGCACTTCTCACCGCGCTCCGCCGCAAGGGCCTCCATCATGAGGGCTTCCTTGAAGGGTTTCGACTTCGGCCGTCCGCCCGGATTGCCGCTTTTGCCAGGCTGAAAAGTCATGCCTTGTTCTCAATCGCTAGGGCCACTGATTTTAAACGTTTTTGCGATCCGATTTCGCGGAGAGTGAAATATCATTTCTACTGGCCGATGAGGCTCTGTCATTTCGCGATATGAATTTTCTACCGGCTTGCACCATTCACGCCGTTAGAATGAGGGCCAAACGTACCCCGAGCGGCGGCTCGGCTTCTACAGCCAAGATGGAATGCCATGGCCTTCTCGCCGGTGAGAAGTTGAAATGTCCGCTCCATGCAGAAACGAGAAAACCCCGCCATTGCTGACGGGGTCGTACTTGCGGAAGACTTGAACTTCCAAGTTATGAATTGATCGTCTTCAAGTTGCTAACGATCTCAGCCTGCTCTTTGTCGTCCAACCCTTCAACGTTTGCCTGCCAGAAGGCTGATGCCTCAGGAGGCTCATCCTCCCATTGACGTGTGCTGATCAGGTTGTCGTCCATTTTCGCGAGGCGCTTCCCGCCCAGCCGCTGATATTCTTGTGCGATTTCCGCTGCGTTGGTTCTGGCCACTTCGGCCTCCGTTTTTTGCTCAGTTATACGGTGAATTGCAGTGTGCCCTTACACCAGATCGCACAACGAAGGTGTTGTCGTATGCCCGGTATGTCCGATATCGATCCGCACACCACTGCGCATGTCCAGAACTACCCGAAGCCCGCGGCTGACTGGCTAAAGCGCCACCTATGATCGCGCCAGCGGCAAGCCCACCGATGATCGCACCGGTATTGTTTCGACGCCGATTATCGTGCCGGTCGCGGCGATCGTAACGATCCCTGCGATCATATCGGTTATCGTAGCGTCTGTCGTCTCTGCGACTGTATCTCCTGTCGGATCCGCCATATTGGATCTGCATGACGTCAGTCACCCTAGCTGGCGTTGTTTGGGGAATACCTTGGAATGCATGAGCAGATCCGTAGCTGCCGAACGCTGTCATCATGGAAACCAGCGCGATTGTTATCTTCTTCATATCTATCTCCATTGCCCTGAGACAGATATGGTGATGCTTTCCCTTTTTGGTAGCGGCAAACAGTCGAGACACGCGAAAGTGTTGCGCAGAGATGAATTTGATCCTACTCATTCGCTGCACGGGCCTCATCTAAACAACTGAGCCTCCGCCTTCCTGAAAGACGACCGCACGAGCCGGAACTTTATCTGCCCCCCAAAGGTTCGCACCGGCATGAGAAGCACGGATAGAAGCGACAGGAGCGGGATGATGAAATTCGTCGCGATAATTTTCGCGGTCGCCCTCGTGATTGCTGGCGTCTATTTCATCTTTTTTACTCCGGGCGGGGATCCTGGAGGGCAGCCCTCGCCGCACGCGATTGACCAGGATAGCCAGTGATCTAGTACCGGTGGCCTGCGCGGAACTCTCCCGAAGCATGTCCGTTAAACTCTGCACAAAATCACACAGGAAACGATCCCATGACCGCTAAAACCATCAGCGCAGCCGCTGCAGTAGGCTTCGCATGCTTCACCCTTGTCGGCTGCGTCAGCGAGGGTGGCTCATATGCCGGCTATCGCAGCTACGATCGCTATGACCGATCGGACTGGTATCGCGAAAGCCGCGATCGTGACCGCGATCACCGGCGCCATCATCATAGACATGACCGCGATGGCAGGGCCGCTAACGATCCTCGGCCCCGTGATAATGACCGGTTCAGCATGGGTGATCTTCGCAGGATGGAAAGAGAGCGGAGTGACAGGAGCGAACGATCAGACAGGGACATCATCTTGCCCGAACGCCGAGGCGGCAGACGGTAAATTCTGCTTGCTATTAAACGCCGAACAACGACTAGGTCAGATCAACCAGCGAAGAGGAGAGGGCAATGGCCAAGGGGCAGGTTCGTGGAAATAAAGAGGCCAGAAAGCCTAAGAAGGACAAGGCTGTCGCCAAAAGTGCTCCGCCCTTCTTGGGCGCGCAGGTGAAAAACAGCGAGGGCACCGTCAAGAAGAAGTAACCATGCAGTCCCATCGGTCTTTCCGCTGCCGGAGAGGCCGATGCTGAGGGCCGGTGTGAGAAACAAAAAAGGCGGGGACGAAATCCGTCGATCTGCGTTTCAGCCATTGAGCCTCCTTGCTGCAGCCGGAGAGTGGAACTGGACGACCTTGTGCAAAGGCAATAACCTCAACCCATCGCCATTCCCTACGTGAGCAAGTGGCGACTGAGAGACGCTTGTGCTCTCGCTCGATCGAGGGAAGCTTATGCATCCAGACGAAATTCGTCCTCGTCTCACCAGTATCCTTATAGAAATCCTGGGAGCCGACCCGGACAAAATCAGCGATACTACGCTCATCGAAGATATCGCCGCTGATTCACTTGAGATTACTCAAGTCGTGATGGAAGTCGAAGCGGTATTCGGCATCGAAATCGCGGACAAAGACGCTGATACGCTTAAGACGGTGGGGGACGTCGTTGCGTTGGTTGGCGCCTCAAAACCCTGAACCTTTGAGGTTCACTTTGGGACTTAGGTCTGGTGAACCTTTGCGCGCCCTGCGGGTTTGGGTGTCGCAACCAGGGAGATACAAATGCACAAACTTCTTGTCGCTCTAGGTACCACGTGCCTTATTACCTGCGCCGCGCCAGCCGTGGCTCAGACGCCGGCGACCCCGGACGTCACGACCAACAACACGGCAGAGGCCGACGATGACGATGGTTTTGACCTCGGATGGATTGGATTGCTCGGCTTGGCGGGCCTGGCAGGTCTCAGGGGGCGTCATCGCGACGACCGAACCACTACAGTGCACCGTTGATCGGTAAGCGCGCTCCGCTGACGAGCTGCGGCGCCTCCTCCGATATGGATCAACCCTCGACCTTTCGCATGAAGGTTGAGGGTTTCCCTTGTTCCACTTAAACCAACGGGTCAAAACACACCAAGAACACCCAAAACCAGCAAGGTCAACACGACCGATATGACAAGCGATCCAAGACAACCCAGACGGTTCGAAAAGAAAAAGAACATGAAAGGCTCCTGCTCCAGTCTATTGACCAGTAATGCGGCAGGTCGCAGTTTGTTCATCCTCAGACACAAAAGGCGCTTAACTGGTCGCGGGCAGGAATTGAACCTACTATCTCGTGGTTATGAGCCGCGTGGCTTACCGTTTGCCCTGCCTGCGTAAAGTGATGAGGCCACTTAGGCCCAGCGACCGGTTTCCCGCTCGCGGTCGTCAACAGCGCGGCGCATTGCCTCTTCTCGGCTGCACTCGTGCTTTTCCATGTAGAACCGGATCAGCGATTGTCGGCGGGTCTCGTCCATAATGGCGAAGACGTTCCGGAATTGCCTCTCGCTATCCGCTGACGATTTCACTGCGCCAGGCTCGCGATCAAACCACCGGGTAAGACCGAAATAAACGGCCACCCCGACGACGATGGCAACGATCACGCCGACGAGGATCTCCCTCTATGCCGCCTGCTTCCGCTTTGCCTCGCGCTGCCGGCGTCGTTCGGCCTGTGCCATCGCCCAAGAGAAGTCCCTCAAGTCTTCATCGAACCCGCAGACTGGCTTGCTTTCCTCTGGGCGCCAAACTCTGATGTTGGAGCTTTTATCCCCGATTTCCGGCTGGTTTGTCAAAGGCTTATGATCGTCCAAATCGTTATGCTGCAATGGCTTGCGGGCGAAAGCTCGCGCGATTTGTAAAATAGCCGCATTTTTCCGGTAGTTGCCAACCTGTCGGCTCACACCTTCAACGGTCTTGCACCACTTGGCGAAGGCCTGACCACCTGCCTCACCCCGAGCCCACGCCCATAGCGCCCGCCGGTGCTGTTCATTCGGCACCAGCTTGATAACCTCCATGGCCGCTTGCCAGATGCCGATGTCATTGCGGGAGTTGCGGATCTTGTTGGGATCCAGCCATGCCCAGTTGGCATCGTGCTTGTCCTCAGCAAACCAGCCGTTCATATCGGCCGTGTCGTGGACATAGCCGTGGTTGATTGCCCGAAGTGCTGCCGGCCGTGCCGTGTCTGGAAGCTTGCGATCGACCTCGGCCGCGCGGATGAATAGCTCTTTGATCTGCTCTTCCGTCATGCTGCATTCCTTCCGTCGAAGAGTTCGCCTTGCGGCTCGCCGAAGACGCGGCAAGCTCTTTCCCAGATAAGCCCCACGAGGGCCGCGCGCTTGTTTGTGATGCCGTCCAGGCCGAAGCACCAGTATTGTAGCTTCCCGACCGGGATCGCGTCAAAGAAGCTCAGGAAGCGCGTCACGTCGTTCTCCATGATCTCGGGATAGTTCTTCCGGAACGCCAAGACGATATCAGAGGTCGCCCATATACCGGTCTCATCGAGCGCCGCTCGGTTGTTGGCGCAGTCAGCTAAAGCCATGACGACAAACCGCGCATGGTCGGCTCCGTATTTACGGATGATGCGATGGAGGGTAGCAACCGCGCGAGTTTCGCCGACGGCCGGAACAACATTAGCCGGCACGACACGAATGTCGAACTCCGCAAAGATTCCCTCGGCCTCGGGGTGGTCGGTCAATCCACACCCCTCCACACCCTGCCATGGGCGATGTTGCTGACCGTCAAAGGCTTGTTGTCCCCTCGCAGAGCCCTCACTAATGATTGTGCGGCACACGCGGAACGTTCTGGTTGCGACGCTGTTGGGAGCAGACGCAAATCTTGATGGAGAAACAAATGCGCGCGCTGAACCTTATCACCCTGCTTCTGGTCATCGTCGGTGGCCTCAACTGGCTGCTCGTCGGCCTTTTTCAATTCGATCTCGTCGCAACCCTTTTCGGCGGCCAAGACGCAATGCTGTCGAGGATCGTCTACGTCCTGGTGGGCCTCTCTGCCATTTGGCAGTTGATCCCGTTCGCCAAGGCCATGTCGATCGGCGAGACGGCTGCAGAAGCTAACCTCCGCCATCACCACTGAACGCCGGTGTTGCTTGATCTCGACCGCCGGCGCGATGGTGCCGGCGGACGCGTTGTCTATCGTGCTCATGCCTCCACCCTCACCCTCTCGACCTCGACGACCTTCCCGCCACCTCGGAATAGCTTCCGCTCCGCAGCCGCGAACTTGGCCTGCCTTACGGTAACAGTACCATCCTCGAACTTCTCGCCCCTTATCTCGCGACCGTTCATGAATGCCACCAGGTGCTTGAGGCACTCCTCCGCCGCCTCGCCCTTGGTTTGGAAGACCTTGGGTTTTTTCCCCTTATCCATGACAGGCTCGGGGTGGCTATTGCGGCAAAGCCTGATCATCGCCCAGAAGCCAAACCCGCCGGGGATGCGGTGAGGATAGGCACTGTACTTGTTCATGCTGCGGCTCCCGTCGAAACGAGGAGCCAGGGAACTATGACAGCGCTGCGGGAATTGAATAGCATCGGTGAACACTCGTAAGGCTGTCGAACATGCTTGCAAACCGTTGGAAGGAACCCGTGGTCATCCAAGATGGCCGTATCCGGATTACGCTCACGTCGCCTGAAGAGGCCATCAATTGGCTGGCTCATGAACGCGACCAGAGGAGCGACAGATGGCGCCACGCTTGGCAGACATGCAGGGCCGTTCACGAGGGGCGCCTTCCTGCCGAAGAAGCAAGGTCCGCTGTTCAACTGGCTGCGCAGGGGAGACACTGATAGCGCCCACCAGCGGCGGCCGGGGATCGGGTGTGCATACCCGGAATACTTGTTCATTCGCTCCTCCAGCCTGACGCAATCGTCGCCGGCTCTAGTGGATGTGGGTCGAAGATGGGGGAAATCTGATGCCCTTGGGATTTGAGAGAGGCAGTGCCTACAACCGTCGCCAAGACATTCACGCGCGGTTCGGCGGCCAACAGCAGAGTGGCATCATCACACCGACGGGCGCCCCTGTGATCTTCATCATCAGCGGCAAGCGCGGCCTCGAGTATGGCTACGACGATCGCCAACATGCAGACGGCTTGATTGAATACTTCGGCGAAGGTCAGAAAGGCGACATGACCCTCACCGGCGGCAACAAAGCGATTGCTGATCACCTCGCCAACGGCAAAACCCTGCTGTTCTTCGAGAAGGAATACCCGGCGCGGCACATCATCTTCAAAGATGAGATGATCTGCCAGGGCTGGCATTTCGAAGACGGACCGGACATCGCTGGGACGACGCGTAAGGCCATCGTTTTCGAGCTGCGCCCGCTCGATTCCGTCGTGCATATAGCTGATGAGAACGTTTCTCCAGCGATCGGCAGTCTCGACGTCCTTCGCGCCCGCGCATTTGCCGCGGCTAAACCGTCGGTGTCCAGCACGACCGTCACAAGAAGCGTCTACGAGCGATCGGCCGATGTGCGCGATTACGTCCTGGCCAGATCGAAGGGCAGCTGTGAGGGCTGCGGGGTCGCTGCACCTTTTTTGCGGACCAACGGTACACCCTACCTCGAGCCGCATCACATTCGCCGTGTCTCTGACGGCGGCCCCGATGACCCGCGGTTCGTGATTGCGCTTTGCCCGAACTGCCACCGGCGCGTCCACTTCGGCACCGACGGCGTTGGGTACAACACGACCCTGCTCTCGAAGATGAAGGCTGTCGAGGTCAATTAGCTGAGCTCTCATTTTCCGCACGCTCCAGCACAATCAGTCCCCATGAAGTCGAATTCCTGTTCGGCATCCTCGAGCTCAACGGCGCCCTCAACCGGCACCGGCGGGACGTACTGCCCCTTCTCGCTTTGGGCCCACTTCTTCACTTCATCGGCGCCAGCAGCCCCCATGTGGCGATGCGGTCGATACATCGTTTTCCCGACCTCGGCTTCCAAATCGCGGATCGCCTTCCAGTCATTGTCGGTGAACTGCCGCATGTCGTGCCGATTGCTGTTGATGCACCGGCATTCTCTGGATCGCGTAGGAAGCACCTCGAAGCCAGCACGCCGGATCAGAGCATTGCGGTCCTCGGCCGTGTATGTCGCGAAGGGCGCGAGCATGAAGCGCCCGCCATGGTTTTCGCTCTTGGCCAAATATTCCGGGAAGTTACGGCGATCTTCACTCTCTTCCCGCCGGACGCCTACGATACAGATTGCCCTCGCGTCTGGGTCATGCTGCTCAAGCCACTGTTTGCCTGGCAGTATCTTGAGGATGTAACTGCACCACTGAAATTGCTGCGTAGGGAAGCCCTGCTTCTCGTGCGCCAGCTTCCGAAAGCCGATGCTCTTCGCCCTGTACGGGGTGAACATGAGCGAGCGCACCCACGCCTCGCATCGCTCAACCCGCTCTGCCCATCCATCGGCCATCCAGCCGGTATCGGTGAAGACGCATGCCACGCCGTGCAGGTTGTTCTCGTGAGCCCACTGGACGAGAGCGATGCTGTCATTGCCGTAGCTGACGAAGATAACGAACCGGATCGGCGCATTCGCCCCTTGGTTGCGGAGGAGTTCGAGCTGCTGCATCAGAACAGCTCCTCTTTCACTGCCGGCGAAATAAAACGGACTCGTCTGCATCGGTCATGGTAGTGGTGATGGTCGCGGAGGCTTTCTCTCGACATGGCCGAGAGGAACATACCTTGGGCTCCATCATTGCTGTCGGCTTCGCCCTCGAATGGGAGCACCCGGTCTGCGTCCGAGACGGCGATATTCAGGACCGGTTGATCTTTGGCCCCCGAGCGGCTCTTAGATACCTTCAGGTTGATCTCACTGTGCGTTCCGGCCAAACCTACTGGAACGCAGTTGCGGCCTGCACCTCGGCTTTGGTTTATGAAGCCGACCCGGACCACGCCCGAGACCTTTTCATCGCGGCCTACGCGGAATACATGGTCAACACTCGTCCGCATTAGAACATCTCCTCTTGCGCCTTCTTAGGCTTCATGGATCGGTAGCGGGTGTATTCAGCCTCGAATTGAAGCGTCTCGCGGATAGTGGGATCGCCGAAGCGGACCTTCGCGGAGCCGATCTCGGCTATCCCCTCGATGTCGCCAACGAAGACTTTGTTGATCTTCTTCCAGTCGGAATCGCTGGCGGCGGTGGCTACGCGCTCGGCCTTGTATTTCTCGGGCCGGTAGAGCCACAGAATGGCGTCATAGTCGGCCTTGGCGCCCTCCCCGCCGTACAGGTCGGCGGCGATCGGCCGGGGATTGTCGCGACGGGTGCCGAAGCTGTTGCGCTGGTTCAGGATGAGGATCGACGACTGTGTCTCGTCGGCGAGCGCCTTGAGCTCGACCGTTACCTCACCGGATATGCGGTCGGCCGAGAGCTTCGGATCGCGCGGCTTCACCTTGCCGATGTGGTCGATGACGATGAACGGCGTCTTGCCGTTGGCGCGCTTCTTGATGAACCGCCGGGCATAGGCGACGAGCTGCGACACCCCCTCCCGCTGGCAGCGGATGATGTCGAACGGCTGCTGGCCGATCCCGTGCGCGAACATCACGCACCGGTCCCGCTCGCTGTCGCTCATGAGCCGCATGGGCTCTCTCTGCTGCCGCACGCTGATCTCATGGACCTGGGCGATCATCTGCCGGACGCACTGAGCCGCCGATTGGTCGTAGGAGAGGAATAGGACCGGGTGCCCCTCTTCCACCGCATGGTAGATGAGCTGCATCGTGAGGCTGGACTTGCCCTCGCCAGAGGATGACAGAAGGCCATATAGGTTGCCGGCCTCGAACACCGGCTCCGAAAGCACCTTGGCGATCTCCGGCAGTGCGATCGGCACGCCGATGACACCCTGGCGCCGAGCCGATGCCTCGAACATGGAGAGATAGGAAGCGCCGGGCGAAGCGATCGACGTGGTCTCCCGGAAGCGGGCTTTCAGCTCCTTCAGACGAGATTCCATGTGCTCGATCTCATCGGACAGCGTGAGGAGCGTATGGCCTTCCTGGGCTATCTCCGCGGCGATCTGAGCCTCTTTGGCAAGGTACCGGCCGAGAGAAACGCTCTTGATGATCTGGATCGCTCCCTCCAGCCCCCGCCGAGCAGTTGGATCAGTGCCCATCACCATCAGGCGAGACAGGTATTGGGCCGGCGAGACCACCAGCCTGTCGATCTGCTTTGGAACGAACGGCTTCAGCGATACCGCATTGACGTTCTGACCGCCGCGCCAGAGTTCGACCGACTCCTTAAAAACGATCTGGTGAATAGGCTCGGCGAAATCCTCGGGCTCTAGGCCGCAATCCGTCAGGACTAAGTTGTCGGCCAGCATGCAGGCGAGGAAGAGCTCGGCAGCTTCGAAGGCATCGTCTTCCGTGATCCGGTCGAATGCATCTCTTTGGGAGTGGGCGTTCATATTGCGACCTCCCAAGACTGAACCTGTACCTGCCCCCTCTTGAACCGGAAAACGAGGCACCACAAATCAATTACGGGCGCTGAACCACAGCGCCTTCCTTGTTGATCACCAACGTTTTCAGTGAGGTAGAAATGATCGCGAAGATGTTCGACAGACCCGTCTACTTGAAAGAGCGACGAGATCTGGTTCGAGAGATAAACTGCGTCGAAGACGCCATCGACTTTCTGGAGGATTGGCCGGAGCGTGACAAAGACCTCGACCATGAGGCCGCGCTGCGAACCTGCTACATGGCCCAAGACGGCCTGAAGCCGCTGCGCGTTGCTCGTGACGCGGTCCGGAGCTTCGGAGCCAAGAAGGGAATCCTCATGAAGGCGCCGGCGGTCCGGCCGTGGATGATCAACCGCCAGGCCGGCGGTGGCCACGTCATCTTCTGAGCGATCAAGCCAGTTGGAGAGGCTGCGAAAGCGGCCTCTCTTTTTGCGAGCGCTTAAGTTTCTGACCATCGCAACGCGTTCGCAGAACTGCAGAACGAGCGCTGGCGAGTTGTCGCGGAAAAGCTGCTCGTATCGGCCGATGCCTTCGAGAAAAGCTGACCGAACAATGATAGCGCACCCTATACGGCTCGTCTCCAATGCGCGCTCCACAAAGCGGTCGGCGAGCGTGAACGGCGGGTTTGTGATCGTCCAACCGACTTGCTCGATTTGGTAAGGGAACAAGAAGTCCTCAATCGCCCAGCCATAGCCGTAGTCCGCGATATCGCTGGCCTTCACATCGGCAAAGTATTCTTGGAGCGGACGGACCATGAAACCCCGATTGGCCGCAGGCTCACGCACAGTCGCCGCCAAAAGGTCATGTCCATGCTGCTGCAGCGCCTCGCAGAGAGCACGCGTAGCCCATGGAGGCGTGGGGAAGTCGTCAAGCGAACGCTTCGGCTCGCTGCGTTGCTGCATCACGGCTGAGGAAGTGTTCTGCCTCATGCCGCGCTCCTCTTCTGCTCGTAGGCACCGGTGCGCAGGTCGAGGAACCGCCGCTGCATCCAGTCGATTTTGGGAACGTCGCATTTGTGCCAGCAGGTGCAGATGCCAACGGCTTCGGCTGCGTCTCTCTGTTCTGCCTTGGTACGGGGAAGCTGGATGCCCTCGCGCTCGCAGGATTCGATCGCAGCGGCCTTCCAATCATCCTTCCAAACGAGGTTGCCGCGTTTGTCCCGAACCTGCTGGCCTTTGTTCATCACCGGTATCCGAGGGGGTACAAATCCCTTACCGAAGAAAACAGGCCTCCAAGAATTTGCCGCGACAGTTCCAAAGGGAACCTTCATCATCATGCAGATGGCGGTAATGGCGCCGGCAATACCAGTGAGTTGAAGGGCTGCCGGGTTGATGGTGGAAACCACCTGCTCTTCCCCGGTCAGGTCCGCCTTGCCCTTCTTTCGGAACTGCCGGACGCCATGTTCAGGACGCTCGATCGCGACGAAGTCGGGAGCGTGTTCCTTCACTAATCGATAGAAGAGATTCGCCGCAACGGGGTATTTTTCTTCCCAAACGTACTCTTTGACGGAAAAGATTCCGCAGCGGATGGAGGAGCGATGGCGGGCACTATCGCGGACAGCCCAGCCGGAAGTGGTTGCGAGGTCGAGACCCATGATGATCATTGCCGCGCCTCCGTCGGGATGAGACGCCATTGGGCGAGTTCTCCGGAGCCGCCTTTCGAGCCGGTCACGGTCCAGCCGAAGGGCTCGATCTTCCGGCGAAGCTGGCTCACCATCACCTTGATGACCGTATCGCCCTGCTCCGGCCCGCCATCCTGACGGCCGCCGTACATGCGGTGCATGATGCTATCCCGCCGGATAGGCGCCCGGACCTTCTTGGAGAGCATGTCGAGAATGAGCCGCTGACCGGGTGCCGTGACGTACTCGCGAACTTGATCGATCGGCGCGGCTTCTCCGATGAAGCCACCGCAACAAGGGCAAGTGAATGTCTGGATTTTTGGAATGACGTTCATTGCTTCACCAGGGGAAAGAAAGACCCGAGCATTCGCGCTCGGTAGTTTGGCGGCCCAAGGGAGGAGGATGGCCGCCGCGGTGGATCAGTGGGCGGTGTCGCCAGCGTCGGCGAAGGGATCGCCGTCCGAGGGCGGTTCTTCCTTCGAGTTTGCGGCTTCGATCCGCGCCATGATGTCGGGGATTTCCGTCTCGTATTCCTTCTTCCCGGCGTCGTAAGACTCGAGCCAGAGCGTATCGTCGGAGGAGCCTGCGTCGTATCCGGAGACGCGATCGAGGTTCAGGAGACCTGCCTTGTAGCCCTTGGCCTGGATGAGTTGCTCGCCATCGACGCGGTCAGCTTGCATAAGCAGATCGCCGCCGCTGGTCGCCGGGATGAAGCCGAGCCACTCCAGGTTTTCACGGTCGGACTTGAGCCGATCTACCGGCTTCTGCTCGTCCTCTCCGAAATGGGCTTGGAGATAGTGATCAAACTTCTGGCCGGTGAAGGTGGGGTCAGCGGCTTTGGCTACCTTGCGGTTCGCCGTCTTCTCTGCCGCTGCCTCCCGGCGCTTTGTTTCGGCTGCCAGTTCCTTCCGGAAGTGGTAGGCGAACAGCTTCTGCCGTTCGGCATCCGAGAGCTTGGTGTTGCTTCCTGCGGTGGGCATTGTTGTTCCCTGGTTGTCGGAAAAATCCGAAGGTTTCGGACACAAAAACGGACGCCCGTTGAGGCGCCCTATTTCAGCTCAGGCGCGATCCAGAGCGCGAATGAACGCGCGGAAGCCATCAACCAGCGGGCGATAGAAATCCGCTTCCGGGCCGTCCAGGAGAGCGTCCGCTTTTGCGATGAGTTCATCGATTGTGTTGATTTCGATACGGCCATATTTGACACCTGCTATTTCCTCGATTGCCCGCAACTCGTCGGCGTCGATCGATACGCGCGGGTCGGCGTACCAGACGTCTTTGGTTCGCGAGAAAGACCAGTTCAGCCGCCTTGCCGCGAGGCGGATGCGATCCTTCACGTTGTGGCCTTCTGTCTTCGGCGCCACGTACCGTTGAAGAGCTTGTGCTGCGAAATCGACGCTAGACATTTCGGAATTTCCCAACCGTTTTTCGGACATTTTCGAATTTCCCTGTGCAACTAATCCGGCGTGGCCAGGGTCAAGGTTTGAAAGGAACTAGTCGCCGGCCGAGACCGAAGACTGATGCTGACGGAGAGCGGCGCGAAGTTTGCGAGACCGATGCGCCCTGCTCTGCTTCTTGATGACCGGCTCGAAAGGAGCCGAATTAGATGAGTAGTCCTGGGAGACAGCGCGAAGGCGCTGGCCGATCAGGCAGCCGAGAGGCGATAGGATGAAAAGCCCACCGGCGATGCCGACGATGAGAGCGTTGCTCATGCAAGCTCCTCGACCCACGAGGGGTTCAGCATGGAGGTGAAGATGGAGATGTCCGACTTGCGATCGACGACGGGACGGAAGCGCGTTGCCAACCAGTGAAGCGGCCCAGGTGAGACCGCGATCGTTTCCTCAAGACCGAGGTAAAGTTCGCCAAAATCGACGCCGACGTCGGAGACCGTGTAGATCGCTCCCTCCATCAGGCGATCCTCAAAGCCAGATGCGTTGATGCAAACGACCTTCTGCCCAACATGAAAGCTAGTCATGCCACACCCCCTATGATCGAGATGGCACGCGTCTTGTTCGGCAGTCGGCGAATAACACCGCGCTGTTCAAGCTCGCCGATCAGGTGATGAACCGTCGTCTTCCCGACGCCGAGGAATTCCTTCATCTCCTCGTAGTTGGGCGCAACGCCCTCATTCTCGGAAAGGTACTTGCGGATGAAGCCGAGAAGATTGCTCTGGCGTTCGGTCAAACCGACGGTCGCTGGAGCATCTGGCGTGAACGTGTGGTTGCAGCATGGGCAGGTGATCATGCCCGCCTCCCCGGTCTCGCGACCTGTTTGCGATCCAACCCGACGCCGCGTTCTATCGCCCTCTGCGCCATTGCGTCTGTGGAGCTTGGACGAAGGATCGGGGTCATGCCGCCTCACTTTCAGCGCGAACTATGGCGCGGTCGAAAAGGGCGAGGACTTCGGCGTGGGTGTGGGTATCGCTGAAACTGACAATGGAATGCCCGCCGGTCAGGCACTCTCTGAGGCAGTCGCGAGCGCGGGCTGGATCACCATAAGGATCGCGCCATCCTACGCGAACGAGCGCTCCTATGGAGCAGAAGCGAGAAGCTTCCTCCGACATCGGGCTCACGTCGTTGCCAGAAGCATCGATAGCGTTGCAGCACTGCGCCCAGTTCTTCTCGTCCGAGATCAGCTCGCGGGCAGCCTTGAGGATTTCGACGATGTTCATGCCGCCGTCTCCGGCTGGGGCAGAAAGTCGTCCGCGGAAAGCTCGACCGCGCGTTCCTTGGCTGCAGCCAGCAAAGCGGGCGCATACCTGAAGGGGATAAGCCCGCCGGTGCCGCCGTCTTCCTTTCGGCGCATCCAGTTGGAAACTCGCGTGCGATGCGCCCCGGTGATCCGGGACACTTCCGATGGGCCTCCGAGGGCGTAGATGATGTGCTTTGCAGGTTCCATGCCTTTTTGTATCGATTATAGATACACAAAGCAAGAGGCTTGTATCGATAACAGAAACAGACGTGCGTATCGATTATCGCTACATTCAAGCACATGAAAGATTGGGTAATTTCAGCGCTGCAGTACTCGGGCATGAGCCAAGCCGACTTGGCTCGCGAGCTGGCGGAAAATTTTAAGTGGTCGGATAACCGGTCGATCCTGAACAAGATCGTGAAGGGAGACCGTGACCTGAAGGCGGACGAGATGTTCGATATCTCGCGCGCCACAGGATATCCGATCCCGGCCGGCATCGTAGCGGAGGCCTCGGTACCTCTTGTCGGCTATATCGGCGCTGGCGCTGAGATCATGCCAGAGTTTGAGCAGGTACCGCCGGAAGGCTTGGACCAGATCCATGTACCGTTTCCCCTTCCTGGCGACATGATCGCTTTCGAGGTCCGGGGCGATTCCATGCTCCCGGTCTACAAGGACGGCCATGTCGTGATCGTTTATCGCGAGCAGAAAAAGCCGGTGACGTCGTTCTATGGCGAGGATGCCGCAGTCCGCACCAGTGATGGGCGGCGGTTCTTGAAGACAATCATGAAGGGCACGCCCGTTACCCTAATGTCGTTCAACGCGGCGCCAATCGAGAACGTCGCCTTGGAGTGGATCGGGGAAATTTTCGCTGTGATGCCGAGGACGCAGCTCAAGAAGGTTGAGCGTTCCGGAGGCCTACAAGGGAGCTTGAAGCTGGCGTGACACCTGAACGCTTCAACCAGTGCCTTCGCGTGATCCGGTGGACGCCGATCAACATTGCGTCGGCGCTCCAATGCGAGCTGTCGTGGATCGAGGCGCTTGAGGCGGGGAACGAGGAAGTGCCGACGGGTCTCGCTGCCTGGCTCGAAGTTCTGGCGCAAGTTCATGAGGCCGCACCGCCGCCGAAGACGTACCGCAGCAAGAGGGCAACTGAATGAAAGACGGCCCACCGGGTGACCGACCGAAATCGGTAGCAATCAGCATAGATGGTGCCTCGGATGTTACCATTTCGAACGTTGCCGTCCGGGGTTTTGATGTTGCTATCTCCGCGAGAAAAGTTAGGAATCTCAAAGTCAATGACCTCTCTTATCAGGGCTCCGGACGGGCCTATGACATAACTGGTGAGTCTGCCGAGATCACCGGAACGAGAGCGACATCGGTTGGAACGTCACGCGGGAGAAGCCAAGTCGGCTACTTCAAGCCGAATGGGCCACCGCTCCCCGCCCAGTGCCCAAACTGCAAGAGCGTTTTCCCATCTCGCCATAGGCGCGGCAGTTTCTGCCCTGCCGGCTAGTGGGAACAAGGAAAATATCGACGCGGCAATCAATAAGATTGCTGAGGTATCCCCTGGCGCTGGAAAAGTTTTAAAAGCTAATGCGTGGACGACTGTCGCCGCTTTTCTGGTCGGGTTCGCTGCGGTTCTAGCAGGCTTGAATGATGGCTATGATGTCTACGAAAAATATGAGGTCCGCGACAAGCTATCTCTGCTCTACCAGGCGATGTCAAAGATAATCGTGAAGCCGGTTAGCAGCCATGAGTATCATGTCGATCACCCCAAGGGCGACGAACATCCTAGGACAAGTCAAGACCGCAGCGGGAATTTGAGAACGTATCGCGACCGTCTCAACAATTCGACGTCGATACCATCTAATATTCCCGTGCCGATCCCGAGACCGCGCCGCCCATGAGGCGACCGGTAACACGATAGCGACCGGAACTCTTGCAGAGCGTTCACTCATGAGCCTTACTGTAAGCGCTCTTCGTAGATCTTCCACCCTTCTAACAACTCCCCTCAGCGCAAGAATCTCTGAGAGAAGATAACTCTTTCCGTATTTCAGCCTTTCCGTATCTCGTATGACAGCCATGTCATAGGTGGGTATGACAGCCATGTCATAGGTCAAGGCTGTAGACGCTGGATCGCCCCGGCTGCCGGCGCACCCTCACCCACTCCTCGTCCTCAAGCTCTTTCAGTGCCCTGGCAACATGCCGGGTAGATATGCCGAGCGCTTTACCGATCGTGTTCATTGCCGGATAGCAATAAGGCTTCTTCGCGCTCAGCCGCAGCGCCAGATGGAAGCCGACGAGCTTGGCGTTTCTGCTAACAAACTCATTCGCGACAAGCATCCTCATCCACGCATCTCTGCGCTTCAGCCACCGGCCTGTTTCCAACTTAACTTGCTGATCCATGCCACAGGCATAAACCTCCGTATCGGAAACCGCAACAGATTTGTATCGATTTTCGCTACAGTACTCTTGCGCGTGATTTCGATTTTCGATACAACATCCTCATTAGCCGCCCCGAACACCTCGCAAGAGAAGCTCCGACGGGACGGCGCCAGCGGGCCGAGTACCCGCGCAGAGTTGAGGATGGGGAAAATGGCATTCGTTACGCGCTACCACATCACTGACGATCAGGGCCGCATGTGGAACGGCGAAGACTTCTCCTGGGATCGAGACATGGCGGATGAATACCGCGAGCTCGACGAGGCAGAAGAGGATGCGGCCAAACTCGGCGGCTTCGTCGAGGAATTCACCCGCGCCAATCGCTTCGGCGACCTTCCCCGCCTTGCGAACCAATTCCAGATCGCGGCGGAGTGACGGCAATGAAGCAGCCCGAAATGACCACGGCCGCTATGCAGGCCCACGAAATCGGCAGGCAGTTCGAAGCTGCACGCCTTTTCGCAGACAAGCACGACGATGCTCTGGCTTGGGACGTGAAATACCACGAGGCAGCAGCCCGCCAGACGTTTGAAAGCCTTGCCGATCTTCTCGGATACCGCGTCGAGCGCATCGAGCTGGTACAGAGGGCCTCGTTATGAGCAAGCACACTCCCGGCCCTTGGACTTTCCGCACCGGCGCCCGCATCGCCTTCTCATTCCTCGCCTTCGGGCTTCCAGAACAGCAGCGGCTCGACCGCGAAAATCAGGAGATTGTCTATCATGGCCGTTGAAGCCCAGCAGCTCGCAACGATCGTCGACCCTGCCATCATTGAACGTTGGGAATGGTGGCGCACGGCGCTGAAGAAGCCGTCGACGATCGGCTCGAACGATCTTCCGGTTCACCCGAACGAATACCAGCTCGGATACTACCGCACCCGCCGCAAGGATGGCGATTGGGAGCCGGTGGGCATCTACCCCGACGAGGATGGCAGGGTGCTCGGCTTCCGCAATGGAAAGCCTGTCGACGACCTGGTGAACCTCTTTCAGTGGTCGTGCCGGGATCCAATCGAGTATCAGGCCTATGTCGACGCGTTGGATGGCAAGGGCTGGGCTGATGAGCCTGCTCGCGGAACGATCGGCCATAACCTGCCCGACGATGCCGATCCCTTCGACGCCTTGAACCTTGAGTTCCTTGGCGAAAAGGAACAGGCGGAAGCCTTCCTCAAGGAGAAAGTCACCACCCAGGCACAAGCCGATAAGGTTGGCATCTGGGCGAAGCGCCTCACCTCGATCAAGTCGAAGGCCGAAGGGCTTCATAAGGTCGAAAAGCAGCCGCATCTCGACGCCGGCCGCGCCGTCGACAACAAGTGGCGGGAACTCAAGGAAGAGCCCGACGCCCTAGCCAAGAAGCTCAAGGCGCACATTCAGCCGTTCCTTTCGGCCAAGCTTCGCGAGGAGCAGGAACGCGCGCGGAAGGCAGCAGAGGAAGCCGAGCGCCTCCGCCGGGAAGCAGCAGCAGCCGGCGCCGAGGCCGCTAAGGCCAAGTCAGAAGAGCAATCAGTCGAGGAGTTCAACAAGGCGCAGGAACAGCGTGCCGAGCTCCTCCGCCAGGCGCAGGAGGCAGAAAAGGCCGCTGAAGTCCGTAATGCAACCGCCGGCCGAACCGGCTCGCGTGTCGGTATCCGGACTGAAAAGGTGGGCCTCGTCACCGACTACCAGAAGGCCGCAGCGGCTCTCGTGACCATGCGGAACAAGGACATCATCGAAATCATCGACAAGCTTGCACAGCGGGCCGCTAAGGCCGGCATGCCCTTCGACGGCATGGAAGTGCGCGAAGAGGAGAAGGTCGTCTAATGAACGCGATCGCAAAGACCGAAGCCGCCCCGCGTCAGTCGCTCATCGCGACGATGGCTGCCAAGTTCAACATGGAGCCGAAGGCCTTTGAGGCAACTGTACGCTCCACCGTTATGCCGGCGAACCACACCAATGAGCAGTTTGCGGCTCTGATGATGGTAGCCAAGGAGTACGACCTCAACCCGCTGCTGAAGGAAATCTATGCCTTCCCAGCTAAGGGCGGCGGCATTGTGCCGATCGTGTCAATCGACGGTTGGGTTAACCTCGTCAACTCGCACCCAGCTTGCGATGGCTTCGAGTTCGAATTCGAGCATGCAGAGGATGGAACGCTCATCTCCTGCACCTGCCGGATGTTTCGTAAGGATCGCGGCAGGCCGGTGACCGTCACCGAATACCTCGTCGAATGCATTCGCAATACCGATCCGTGGAAGATGAAGCACCGGATGCTTCGGCACAAGGCGATGATCCAGGCAGCGCGCTATGCATTCGGCTTTTCTGGCATCTACGATGAGGATGAAGGATCCAAAATCGCGGAGATGAAGGACGTCACGCCTCCGAAGCCGCCGGCACCTCCTGCCCCACCGGCTCCTCCGAGCGAAGCCGCGCCCGAGCCCGCCACATCGAACGAACCTGAGAACGTCATTGAGGGCGAGATCGTCGAGACCGCCGGTGGCGAAGAGGACTTCAATCCCACTGAGTTCTTCGAGGCCCTGGAAGCAGAAATGGCTCAGGCGAACACCATGGAAGATGTGGAGGAGGTTTGGACCGCTCGCGATCCACTCGCCGTCTTTGATGGTGACGACCAGAACCAAGCCATTGCGAAGGCGATCAAGAACCGTCGCCTGAAGGAAATCGGAGGCTGATATGTCGAAGGGCGATTTCCCCGCACTCCGCATGGTAGTTGATGGAGGCCGGCTCACCCCGGCCACCCCGTTCGACGCCGAGCGCTTGAACAGCTACCGCCGCGGCACCGTCGTGTTCTGCAAGTTCACCGAAGAGAGAGACCGCGTTCTCGTCCGCAAGTGGTTTGCCGTTCTTGGGCTTGTCATCAAGCAGTGCGACACTCCATGGAAGAACAAGGAAGAGGCCCACGAGGCCATCAAGCTCGCACTCGGCATCGTGAACCTGTCTAAGACAGTGAGCGGCCAGTGGATGCAATATCCGAAGAGCCTGACCGAGCTTGCCGATCCAGAATTGCAGGAAGCGCTCGAGCAGATGATCGAGTTGCTCAGCCGTATGACAGGCGTTGACGTCGAGACGCTCCGGAAGGAAGCCGCCGATGTCGGCCGTGAAATCGAACAACCCAATTCCGACGAGCAGTCCCCTCCCTCGTCGGATACCGTCGAAGATGTTTCCCCGTCTTCGACCGCAGCGGGCGAGAAAGCTGATCCCCCTCCGTCCTCGCCCGCTGCCACCCTTTCCGACGCCCATTGGCTGAATATCGCCGCACGGATGCTCTGGGCAGCGACGCACGTCACCGGCGACACCGACACCGACCTGCAGGTCCTCAACAACCAGAGGCTCGCTGTGGGCGATCTGGATGCGAACCCGTCACAGCCTGCCAAGGACAAGGCCGGCTCGATCTATCGCCAGTGCAAGGCCGTGGTCATGTCAGAGGTTGAACGGCCGATCGCACTCAAGTTCATCGCGAACATGGCCGGCATGGAAAAGAAGGATTTGGAGGTGTCAGCATGAGCCGCTTTGAAGACACTATGTCCCAGAGCCGCTCGATGGCAGCCGTCAACATGATGCGGGATACGGATAAGTTCGTCCGCCGGCTCTACCAGTCGCGCCAGCCGCTCGGCACCGCCAGCGAAGCGTTGGAGCGGCACATGCTCGCGGAAGGGCTCGTCTACCGGAAGGAAGGGCCGTTGCTCCGCCTAACGCCGAAGGGCAAGGAACACGCGCGGGAGATCGGAGCATGAGCCGTTCCGTTCCAGAGTGGCGCGGCAAGACCGACGACGCCAAAATCCCCGATCGCGTCAAGGTCCGGATTCTCGAACGCGAGAACTTCACCTGCTACCTCACTGGCCAGAAGATCGACCCTCTGCGGGATGAATTCGACTTTGATCACAAGGTGGCTCTGATCCTTGGCGGAGAGCACCGAGAGTTCAACCTGTTCCCTGCTCTTCGATCTGCCCACCGCAAGAAAACGGCCGTCGAGATGGGCGTAAAATCCAAGATCGCTCGGGTGAAGAAAAAGCATCTGCTCGGCAGGCCGAAGTCCTCACTCTCTCATCCGAAGCTGAAGCGCCTGATGGATGGCACAGTCGTGAACCGTGACACGGGCGAAATCATAGGAGGCCGCAGGCCATGACCACTACCGCTATTGCAGTGACGGATGAGATGGTGGAGGCAGCGCAGACTGAGTTTACCAAATTCGGGTACACTGCCTCAAACGAGAAGGCCCTTCGCCACGCCCTCTCCGCCGCCCTACAGGTAGCAGAGAAGGCAGAGGCCCCACCGCCCCAGACACATTTGGCGGGGAGAGGCGATACCTCCATCCTCCGCGAGCGTATCTCGCGAGCCATCTTCGATCCTGGACAGACTGGATATAAGGACGACCGGACCCTTACGGACTGGCAAACAGATGCCGTCATGCGCGTTCTTGGGTTTCCCGCCCTCGCCACCACGGAGGGCTCGGCAAAATGAGCAACTTAAGCCGTACCCCCAGCACTCCCCTGGCCGCCTTCATCGACCCATCGGTCGAGGGCTCCCATTCGCACCTGGGCAGGAGTATCACCTCCTTCCTCAGCACCTTTCCCTCGTGCATTGAGGGCGGCGATGAGGTCACTTTCAGAGTCTTTCCCGTTTCGGAACAACCTCATGAGAAACGTTGCCGCTTCCTCTGTCTCGCTGTCACCTACCTGAGATGCAGGACCATAGTAGCCTGCTCGCTCGAGCACGCGCTCCAGCATATCGATGTCGGCTATTTCGAGATATTCGTGAACAATGTTGGAAGACATGATCGTCCTCCTTTCGTTGGGGCGAAGGCATTTAGCCCTTACGCGATGGCGCCCGCTTCAAATGCCATCGACAGTTTGACTGTGCGCCTTAAGCTACCACTAAGCAAGATGTATTACGGGCTCCAGCTAACGCCTGGCTGGCTCCCCTTCGCTAGGTTCAGTCGCCGACTTGTTGGCCGCCCTATCACCCGGATGGTCCTTGTCCTTTCCCGGGTTTTCATAGGGCTTCTGAACAGGCTTATTTTCGTCCTGCCGCTCTTGGTTCTGATTGTCTGGCATGTACTGCCTCCTCGCCGCGGAGTGCGACATAGAGCCAACACGCGAGACATCGGATCGTTCCGCGATTACCATGCGCCCCAACCGAGGGAGGTGGGTAGCGCCGCTGTGGACAATACCGCCGCGGATAGTGGGGAAAGCGGTGGAAGCCGATGAGCATCAGACGGCCATCAATAATTCCATCAGGCAGTTGGCCGCCTCGCATGATGGCCGACCTGGCTGCCGCCTATTGCGGGGAGAGGCATGTGGAAGACTTCCTCGAGCGGGTTGGCTCAACGTATCCGCTGCCGCGGGTGATTGACACAACCCGTCGAAAGTTTTGGTATCGGGACGATCTGGACCGCGCGATGAATATCGGCGGGACAGAGCGTCCCTCGGGAATGGGAGCAGCCTTCCGTGACAAGGTCAGGGAAAAGCGGAACGGTAGAATTGCCTAA